TTATTGCGAAAGCAGAAGAGTTCGTGAGAAACAAACTAATTAAATTAAATTCGGCAAGAACGTATAATGAAATGACAACTTTTATTTGGAACAACGGTCGCGCCGAAGCTCAAAGAAGTTATAATGACGATTTGGTTATGTCTTTGGCGATTTCTTGTTGGGTAAGGGATACTGCGTTAGTTGTAAACAAAAGAGAATTAGAATATAAAAAAGCAATGTTAGCGAGCATATCAGTATCGAGTACCACATTTGATTCAAAAATTTCAGGGATGCACGGTTACAAAAAAAGTAATGATATATTTCGCAAACCAGTTAAAAATTCACAAATAGAATATGCTGCGCTGCTTAAAGGATAAAACCAATGGCTTTAAACACACCAATAAAAAACCCAAGAAATGTAGATTCGCCACTCTATAAAACTTTGACTAGACTTTTTTCCGGTCCTTTGGTAAATTACCAATCTCAGCAGCAACGTCGATATCGAAGAAGTCAATTAAATAAGTATGGGTCTAAATTTCGCTCACTTTCTGGGATGCAATTTAAAAAATCGACATATAATGTTTACGATGGCTTGCGAATAAAATATTTAAGCGAACAAAATCGAGCAGAAAGGTATGTTGATTTTGATCAAATGGAATACACTCCTGAGATCGCATCTTCGTTGGACATTTATGCAGACGAAATGACAACTTTTTCTGATTTGCAAACCCTTTTGAGGATTATCTGCCACAATGATGAAATTAGAAATATTTTGCACACTCTGCTATATCAGGTTTTAAATATTGAATTTAATCTTTATGGCTGGTCTCGCTCGATGTGTAAGTTTGGAGACTATTTTTTGTATCTCGATGTGGATGAAAAGTTGGGAATCAAGTCTGTTTTAAGTCTTCCTGGCAATGAGATTGAAAGAATGGAGGGTGAAGACAAAACAAATCCAAACTATATTCAATATCAGTGGAACTCTGGCGGCATGACGTTTGAAAATTGGCAAATTGCCCACTTTCGCATTTTGGGCAATGATAAGTATGCTCCTTATGGGACTTCGGTGTTGGAACCAGCCCGCAGAATCTGGCGACAATTGACATTGCTTGAGGATGCGATGATGAGCTATAGAATTGTGCGTTCTCCAGAACGCCGCGTGTTTTATATCGATGTTGGCAACATTGCTCCCGCTGATGTTGAGCAATTTATGGAGAAAGTGAAAACCCAAATGAAGCGCAATACCGTGNTCGACGCTGATTCGGGTAGAGCAGACCTTCGTTATAACCCTATGAGTGTAGACGAAGATTATTTTGTTCCTATGCGCGGGGGCTCAACGACCAGGGTGGAATCATTACCCGGCGGGTCATTCACTGGGGATATTGATGATGTTGAATATCTTCGTGATAAATTATTTTCTGCTCTTAAAGTACCACGTTCATATCTTGCTAGGGGCGAAGGAGCCGAAGAGGACAAAACCACCTTGGCGCAGAAGGATATTCGTTTTGCTAGAACCGTACAACGCCTTCAGAGATCTGTTGTTTCCGAAATTGAAAAAATTTGTTTGGTTCATTTATACATATTGGGCTATAGGGGTGACGATCTACTCTCCTTTAAGCTAAAGCTGAACAACCCGAGTAAAATTGCAGAACTTCAAGAATTAGAACATTGGGATAAGAAATTTACCGTTGCTGCGAACGCAACAGAGGGTTATGTATCTAGACACTGGGTTGCCAAGCATTTATTTAACATGACAGATGATGAATTTATTCGTAATGAGCAGGAAATGTTTTATGATGCTAAGTTTAATGCAGCGATAGAAGCAGTGGGTGAGGCTGATACCGGTGGCGGGGGCGGCGGACTTGGCGATCTTGGCGGTGAAGAGGGAGAGTTAGACCTTGGCGGTGAAGAGGGAGAGTTAGACCTTGGCGGTGAAGAAGAGGAAACGAATCTCCTAGCAGAACCGGGAGATGAAGAACTAACCGAGGCTGATGAAGATACCATTCATTACACGTTTAAAGATGACGCCACCACTACCAATAAATCGAAGGGAAAAATATATAAGCCCGTAAAGGTAGACAAGCGCCCCGCTGGCGCAGGCGACCGCAGCACAGATGCCGTAATCCAGCCGTTCAGTTATAGCCGAGGAGATCCTACAGGCAAACGCGAGTTGGATAAACTCGCCAAGGGCTATGTTTTTACCGAGAGCAAAACTATTTATGAAGACGTGGAGGACAAGATTTTGAACTCCAACGTGGAAATCGAAAAACTAATAGAAAGTTTGGAGAAGGTGAATGAGAACAAAACACAATAAAAAACGAAACACGGCTTTTCTTTATGAGGCGTTGGTGAGAGAGGCGACCAAGGCACTAGTTAATCGCCACACCAAAAAGGGAGTGGTCGCCACCGCTTTAATTAAAAAATACTTTCGGAAAGGAACACCCCTATATGAAGAGTTGCAATTATTTAAAAACATTTATGAAACACGGGGAATAGATAATATCTCGGCTCAAAAAATCTTAATNGAAAGCAGACAAGCTTATAAAGGGTTGGATAAAAAAGAGATTTTCAGAAGTCAGTCGTTTTTGATTGCTGAAATTAATAGAACCTTGACAAAGGAGGTTTATAATAATTTTGTTCCCAATTATCGTTCTTTGGCGACCCTTCAGGTATTGTTTAGTGATGCAACGCCCATTAAGAGCAAAATCCTTTTGGAAAATAAATTATTAAATTCCATGTCTGAATCGCCCCAGCCCCTTCAAGAGGTTAAAAAAGTAGATAAAGTTGTTTTTAAGCAATTTGTTAAAAAATATAATCAAGAATATGTAAATTTATTGGAGGAGCAAAAAAAGATATTGCGTCTTTATATGAATAGCACCCCCGAAGGGCTTCTAACATTTAAATCATTTTTAAATGAAGAGATGGGCAGAATTGAAACAGGTCTCGGCAAAGCCCTGGATGCAAAAGAGATTGTAGAGGACGAAGTAATGTTGGAAAATACCAAGAGAGTGTCCAATGTTCTTCAAGAAATAAAAGCGAAAGAAATCGATGAGCAATCAGTTATTGACATTTTAAAAATGCAAAAACTAGTTTATGAGATACAAACCGATGACGATTAAAATAAAAGTAGGTGAAGAGGCTGTTGACAAAAAGGAATATCCCGTTGTTTCAAAGGGTGTTAACGTAAAGAGATCTTTGGATGGAGAGCTTCTTTTTATGAGCCACCCCCATCTTGATGTGGTCGTTAAAGAAAATAAAGTAGTTGCGTTTGCAAAAAATGGAAAATACACTGANGAGGCATATGCCGCGATGAAACGATTGTTTGATTTTTTGGCTCGCAAGGGAATTACCTCTTTTGATTCCATTGAGGGGGGCAATATTTATGGTTCTTTAGAGGGTAAATTGCAGCAGAGCTTAGATGATGAAGCAGTTAAGCAATTAGTAATTTTTCAAGTAGGTGCTTTTTTAGATACAGAAGAGAGTGAGATTTATGACGATTACTATGAGCAAGAGGTTGATGATTGGCTCACTGAGCCGACAGAAGANGACAGCACGGAACTCGGAAAAATTCCACAATCGCCAAAAAAAGGCTCGATACCTTCGTCACCAAGACCAACAACATTAGTATACAGAATATAATGCAGCTTATATATTTTGTTCTTGTTGCTTATGGCTTAACCCAAATGTTGGTTCACGGATCAATTTTTGATTTGATTCGCCCGACCAAGGGCAAGCTTGGAGATTTGTTCCGGTGTTCGATGTGTTTGGGATTCTGGGTTGGCATACTTGTCTACGGACTTTCTTTTTACACAGAACTATTTATCTTTGAACTTAATGTGGTCAATCCATTTTTATTGGGATGGCTCAGTTCGGGGACGAGTTATATTTTGAGTCAGCTTTTTGATGATGAAGGAATAAAAATAAAACTAGGAACAAATGATGAACATTAATATTTATACTGATAATCACTGGATGCTTCGCCCCCCTACCAATTGCTGTAAGGGATCCTGACTATGAGCAAGAAACAGATTTTAACTGAATACTATAATTTAAAATACGATCCAGAGCTTTTAACCGAAGCCCAAAAAAACGATGGATTTATGTATCTTAAGGGCTTGCTTCAACACGGCAAGAAGAAAAATGGTAATGGCAGAGTGTATGAGACCAAAACTTTGCTGAGAGAAGTGGAAAACTATAAAAAGATTGTGCGCGAGAATCGTGCCTACGGAGAACTAGACCATCCTGATAGTTCAGTGGTCGAATTAAAAAACGCCTCTCACATTATTGTTGATATCAACATGGAAGGTCATGGCGTTTATGGAACATTGAAAATTCTTAACACCCCTTCCGGTAAAATCGCGCAGCAGATTGTTAAAGATGGCGGCTCTATGGGAATTTCATCCCGTGGTCTGGGTTCGACTCGCCAAGAGGGCGACACCACAATCGTGGAAGATGACTTTCAATTGATTTGTTTCGACCTTGTATCCGAAGCTTCAACTCCCGGCGCATATTTGATGAAAGAAGCCAAGGAAAGAGATATTTTTACAAAAGCAGATCGAATTAATCGCGCTCTAAACGATGTCCTTATAAGGTAAAGAATGAAAAGAACAGATTTAAAGAGATTGATGAAGCCTCTTATTAAAGAGTGCATTCACGAAATTTTAGTAAATGAGGGCATTTTAGCGAAGGTCGTGACTGAAGTTGCCAATGGAATGAATGTTGCCACGGTGGGGCAACATGTGGTTTCTGAACAGCTTCACGTTGAGCCCGCACCTCAAGAGAACTACAACCAAGAATCAATTGATAATCAAAAACAAAAGCTGGATCAACATCGCCAACACCTCGCAGAATCAGTTGGAAACCCCGCCTTAAGTCATGTTTTTGAGGGTCTTAATCCCATGGACTCNCCAGCAGATCCCGGTCCTAATCCGATGCAGGGCGTCTCATCAACTGATGCTGGCGTGGATATCTCTGGTCTCGTGCAGTTGGGCGGTCGCCATTGGAAGACTTTGGCTTCTGGGAAAAGCAAATAGGTTTCGTTGATATGGCATATGTTAAAGCTCGTCGTAGCGAATCTACAGAACAACTGATTAAGCGATTTAATCGTAAAGTAAAAAAAGAAAAAATTGTTCAAGAAGTCCGAGAAAGAAGATATTTTATTAAAAAATCCACTATTCGTCGCCAAAAAAAGTTACGTCGAAAAAAACTAGCACAACGTCAGCAAAAAGACTCCAGCCGTTAATAGCGTTAACCAGGGTGTTTTTCTTTTTTTATTCACTATTTATTACGATGTATAATAGGAGCTAATGACATGTCATCACTTTTAGAACGAGCAATTGCAGACGCTAATGAGTTGAAAGAGGCTGCACGAAAAAATGCGGAGCAACTTGTTGTTGAAAAATACTCTTCCGAGGTCAAAGAGGCATTGGAAAAAATTCTTGAACAAGATGACGAAATTGAAATGGAAGACACTGAAGAGATCAGTGCTCCTGACGATGCAGGGGTCATGGCTCAAATTCCTTCCGCCGCGACGACAGGAGATCAACTCTGTCCGTGTCCAGACGACGAAGAAGAAATTGAAATTAATTTTGATGAATTGCTTGCGGCAGTGGATGCCGAAGCGCGACCTTCTGATGAAGAAGATTTAATTGATCGGGAAGAGGAGATTGTTGCCGAAGACAAGTCCGCTCAAGAAAACACTGAGCAGTTAGCCGAAGTGGTTGCGGAACTTAACGACGGAGAGATTGATACGCTTTTGGAAGAAATTGAATGCGATGTAGAGGCAGTGCCGACCGGTTGGTTGGATACGAATCGCGCCGCTCGCACCGAAACGCTCGAAATTCTTAAGCTTCGTGATGCCCTTGATGAGGTTCAAGTGGAGCACAAGCAGCTTAAAGATGAGCGTGCCCTATTATCCGAGCAATCTCAACAAAGGACACAAAAAACGAACGAGGTTTTGGCTCAATTGAAACAAAAATTGAACGAAACCAATCTACAGAATGCACGTCTGTTCTATCAGAACAAAGTGCTAACCGATAAGAGTCTGAATACTCTCCAGAAAGAAAAACTGGTGCAGTCGATATCGAATTCGGAATCACCTAGAGAGGCAAAACTTGTTTATGAAACTCTCAAAAACACAGCGGGGACACAAGTAGTTAATACTCATCCCAAATCGCTTGTTGAAGCTGTAAATAAGACACGCTCTCTTGTTGTTGCAGGGAAAAAGCCAACAACAAACCAGAACAGCAGTGATCCAGTGTATTCGCACTGGAAAAAACTTGCTGGACTTGACAAAAAATAAAGGAGAATTTTAAAATGTCATCAGTTATAGAAAAACTAACCGAAGGCATCGTTGAGCGTGATCTCCAAAAAGACGGAGCATCCCTTATTAAAAAGTGGGAAGCTACTGGTCTTTTAGAGGGTCTAGACAACGATACCGTTCGTACAAATATGTCTCGATTGCTTGAGAACCAAGCGAAAGAGTTACTTCGTGAGACTTCTACAATGGCTGCCGGGGATGTGCAAGGCTTTTCAGCCGTCGCGTTTCCGTTGGTCCGCAGAGTCTTCGGCGAGTTGATTGCAAATGATCTCGTCTCGGTCCAGCCGATGAGCTTACCTTCGGGACTCATCTTTTTCATGGACTTTACATTTAATAGCGGCCGCTTGGGCGACGCCGCAGATACCTCACTCTATGGTGGTGGTGTTACGGGTAGCCAGATTACTGGCGGTCTCGATTTGGGCAGTGCCCCCGATCAAGAGACAGGCCCTTATTCCTTGAATAATGGTTATTCGTCTCCAACAGGTAGTGGAGTCATTACCCTTACTTCGGTTGCCTCTGGTACTTTCGGCGGTTCAGGCTCAACTACTGAGTTGGGCGGTCTTACACAGGCTCAGTTTGATACTGTTATTTGTTTGTCGGATCCTGATTTCGTTTCAGGTACGACTAACGTGTATGTGGCGAAGGCAACGGTGAGTGATTTTACTCAGCTTAATAAGAATAACCTTATTGGGATTAGTTACGGTGATGCAGGTAACG